GGTGAAACAATGCTTGCTGAACACGTCGGCCGTGCTGTAGCAGTACGCACCACAGGTGCCATTGCATTGTCATCAACCAAATCGCCCGGGCCGATTGAGTTAGCACGCTGCCTAGTGTGGGCTGCCGGCATCAGTAGCCGACCAGCACCAGCCGTCAGACGAGCCACAGTTGGCACCGCAAGACAACAGCGCGTTGCCTAGTATTGCGTCATGGGTATTTTCACGCGCAAAGAAACACTGCCGTCAGTTAAAGCTGCTGCAGGTGCGGCAGGCAATCCACTTGTCGGCAACTTCATCAACTACACAACAGGATTTGACCGCAGCACGGCGCTACGCAACCCAACCATAAGTCGAGCACGCGACCTGATCTGCGGCATGATTGGCTGCCTAGAAATTACGCAATACGGCCGGCAATGGGATGGCGAGGACTACGAATACATCAACCTGCCGCCCGACGCATGGTTTCAGAACCCTGACCCAAACGTGACACGCAACTTCATCATGTCATTTTGTGCCGATGACCTTATGTTTTACGGTCGAGCATTTTGGGTAGTGACCGAACGCAACGCCGCAGGATTCCCCAGCGCGTTCACTTGGATTCCTGCAGCTGACGTCACCACATTTGACCAGGCAGGCCCACAATGGTGGGGGCCGTCATCCCAAATCTATTTTCAGGGCATCCAACTAGACACCAAAGACGTTGTGCAATTCTTGTCGCCAATCCCAGCGTTGCTGTTTACAGGATCACGCGCAATTAACACCGCCACACGCCTAGACGCAGCAGCCGAACGATTTGCCACAATGGAAGTGCCAGCCGGGTACCTCAAACAAACAGGCGGCGAACCAATGTCAGGACAAGAACTAGCCGACCTAGCAGCAGCCTGGTCAGAAGCACGACTCACCAGCAGCGTCGCAGCACTCAACGAATACGTTGAGTGGAAAGAATCAAACATTGACCCCAGCAAAATGGAACTGGTAAGCGCACGCACATACCAAGCACTTGAGCTGTCACGAGTAGCAAACATTCCGCCATACCTAGTTGGCGCACCATCAGGCAGCGGCATGACCTACCAAAACGCACAACAAGCACGCCAAGACCTTTACCTATTTGGCGCCAAACCATACATTGACTGCATTGAGCAAACCTTGTCACTCAATCACATCACACCGCGAGGCCGTTACATAGAACTTGACGTTGACTCATACTTGTATGACAACGG